TCACAATGTTTTTTTAACAAATTGTGATGATATTCAGATATCTTAAGGTTCTTATATTTCATAGATACAAAAGTAGAATTTTTTCATACTAAATAATAAATAGATTGGTTTTAATAAAGTTTTTTGAAAAATCAACAAGTATTTATATAAAAATAAAAACTTTAAATCATTCATTTAAATGGCAACATCAAACACAGTTTTCGTTTCTCCAGGTGTCTATACATCCGAGAGAGATTTGAGCTTTGTGTCTCAAAACGTAGGTGTTACTACTTTAGGAATTGTTGGGGAAGCGTTACAAGGTCCAGCCTTTGAACCAATCTTCGTAACTAATTACGACGAATACCAACTTTACTTTGGAGGTACTAACCCTGAAAAATTCGTGAACACACAAATCCCAAAGTATGAGGCGGCTTACATCGCAAAATCATACTTACAACAATCAAATCAATTATTTGTAACAAGAGTACTTGGTTTATCAGGTTATGACGCAGGACCTTCTTGGTCAATCGCAACCGTTGCAAATGTCAATTGTGCAACTATCGGAATTAATAGAGCAAGTAACCAAAGTGCTGTTACTTACAGTATATTGTTTACAGGAACTACGGCATCTACTACAAGTGTATCATTCTTTAGTACAATTCCAGGACCGATTATCGGAAACTTCACTTCTCAATACACTCAGTTTGATGGTGGTGTATCAACAATTTCTGATGATATGAAGAGTATGTTACTTGGTATTTTGAGAAATAACGCAACCTCAGCTAATACTATTAGTTATTGGGGAGCGATTTCAGGAGCCAATTACGCAACATCTGCAGCAACATACACTAATGAAACTAATCAATTTGGTGTGAACAGTTTATCTGCAGAATCAATTACAAGTTGTTCGGGATTAGATGATGCTTGGTTCTATTCTAACTTCAACCCAACAACAGGTGATAATTATTCAGGTTATTCTTTCTACGGAGCGGTAACATCATTATCAGGTAACTCTTGGGCTGTGAACGGAGTATTCTCAGGTACGGTGACAGGTAGATATTATGCGTTTAGTGGTGATGCTTTTTCTGATTATAATAACATTTCAATAGCAACATTACGTTCAAGAGGATTAGCTAATTATAGTACAGACAATGGTCCAGTATATCAAGTATCGGCGACTACAAATTTAATAATGAGTTGTGCGGGTTCTTACTCAGCGGTAACAAAGAATCCATTCCAAACATTCTTAATTTCAGGAGTAACTATTGATAGTACTAACTTTAGTTATGAAGTATCATTACAACAGACAAACGCTAATTTCATTTCTAAAGTATTAGGTATTACTAATTTTGGTAAACCAAAAGAAAGTTTTCCTGTATTTGTTGAGGAGGTTTATACTACTCTATTAAATTATGGTTATAACAAAGGATACATTAGAGGTCTTAATTGTACAATAGGATTAGATTCAACAGAATCTGCAAGAAGTTTACAAAGTGACTCATTAGGTTTCTATTTAGAACAATATCAGGCACCTGTATCTCCTTGGGTTGTATCAGAATTAAGAGGTAATAAAGTATACGAATTATTTAAATTCTATACAATTTCTGACGGCGATACTGCAAACACACAAATTAAAGTAACTATTGCAAATATTTCATTTAACAATGGTACTTTTGACGTGATTGTTCGTGATTTCTACGATACGGATGATAATCCAGTCACTATAGAGAAATTTACTAACTGTTCTATGGACCCAAATCTTAACAACTATATTGCTAAGAAAGTTGGTACGTTAGACGGAGAGTACGCATTGAACTCTAAATATATTATGGTTGAGGCTAACTACGATGCTCCGACTGACGCTCTTCCTTGTGGATTTGAAGGTTATATCAACAGAGAGTACCCAACAATCAGTCCAGCGTTCCCTATATATAAGACACAATACTATTTCCCTGGTGAAACAATTTATGACCCTCCATTTGGTAATTCAAGTGGGACTAATAACGCCACACAAAGTTCAGGAGATAATGTTAGAAGAAGTTATTTAGGATTTTCTTCACAATTTGGTGTTGACGATAGTTTATTACAATACAAAGGAAAACAAAATCCAGTTAGTGATTTCTGTGATGCAATTACCGGTTCAGATTGGGCTTATATCTCAAGAGGTTTCCATATGGATAGTGGAGCGACTGTTGTAACAATTGGTCCTGGTTACGTAACATCAGGACAACAAGCATTTGATTGTGGTGTTGCATCATTTAACACTGAACCAACTTCAGAAACTAGTCCATACTACAGACTTTACTCACGTAAGTTTACGTTAGTAGTTCAAGGAGGTTTTGACGGATGGGACATCTATACTGAAAGAAGAACTAATTCTGACAGATTTGTACTTGGTCAATCAGGTTACTTAAATGGAGCTTGTCAATCAACAAGATACCCAAGTGCTACAGGAGCAGGTATGTTTAAACGTATTACTGTGGGTGATAACACAGTTGATTACGCAAATACTGACTACTACGCATATTTGTTAGGACAACAAACATTCGCAAACCCTGAAGCAATCAATATCAATGTGTTTGTAACACCTGGTATTGATATTGATAACAACAGTAACCTTGTAGAAGCTTCAATTGATATGGTTGAAAACGATAGAGCTGACTCTATCTACATCACAACTATGCCTGACTTTAACTTACTACAACCTTCAACATCAATGGATAATTTAATTTACCCACAAGAAGTTGTAGATATTTTAGAATCGTCAGGAATTGACTCTAACTACACCGCAACTTACTACCCTTGGGTTCTTACTCGTGATACAGTTAATAACACACAAATTTATTTACCAGCGACTGCTGAAGTAACTAAAAACTTGGCATTGACTGACAACATCGCATTCCCTTGGTTCGCAACTGCAGGTTACACACGTGGATTGGTAAACGCAATTAAAGCACGTAAGAAGTTAACTCAAGAAGATAGAGACACTCTTTACAAAGGTAGAATTAACCCAATCGCAACGTTTAACGATGTTGGAACAGTTATTTGGGGTAATAAAACTTTACAAGTTAAAGAATCAGCTCTTGATAGAATCAACGTAAGAAGATTGTTATTACAAGCTCGTAAATTGATTTCAGCGGTAGCCGTAAGATTATTGTTTGAACAAAACGACCAAGTAGTAAGACAACAATTCTTGGATTCAGTTAACCCAATTTTGGATTCAATTAGAAGAGATAGAGGTTTGTATGACTTCAGAGTTACAGTTCAAAACACTCCTGAAGATTTAGATAAGAACCAAATGATTGGTAAAATCTATATCAAACCAACTAAATCTCTTGAATTCATTGACATTGAGTTCTTAATCACTCCAACAGGAGCATCGTTTGAGAATATCTAAAATGATAACATAATTTTAAAAGCCCCCTTAATTGGGGGTTTTTTATTTAACTGAATATTTATAAGATATGAAAGACATTTTTGAAGGGTTTACAGAAGAAGGCACTCCGGATTTAAAGTATTACGCTTTTGACTGGGATGACAACATTATGTATATGCCAACCAAAATAATCCTTAAAGATGATAAAGGTAAAGAAATTGGTATGGGAACTCACGATTTCGCAAAGTATCGTACAATGATTGGAAAAGAAGAATTTGAATATAATGGACATACTATTGTAGACTTCTCTGAAGAACCTTTTAGAAACTTTAGGGAACAAGGTGATAAAGATTTTATTATTGGTAGTCTTATTGGTAAAAAAGGTCCGGCTTGGAGTGACTTTGTGGAGGCAATCAATGGAGGGTCAATATTTGCAATCATAACTGCTCGTGGACATAATCCTATGGCGATTAAAAACGCTATTAGACAACTGATTGAAGGTGAAATTGGTGGAATTTCTAAAAAGGAACTTGTGAAAAACCTTCGTAAATACCGTGACCAAATTAAAGGACTTTCAACGGAAAAATTAGAGGATAAACAATTAATTGATTTATATATGAATATGAATCAATATTCACCTGTGACTTATGGGGAAGGTAGTGCTGCCAATCCTGAAGATGGTAAGGTGGTTGCTATGAGAAAATTTATTTCTTATGTTAGACAACAATCTCAAATGTTACAACAGGATGTAGAAATGATTGACGACGTATCTAACAGATTTGTACCTACAATTGGATTTTCAGATGATGATGAAAGAAATTTACAAGCTATGTCAGATAAATTATCTGATGAAGAAGAAAAAAGTTTAAAAATGTATACTACTAAAACTGGTGAAAAAAATAAATTTAATGATGCTAATACCGGAGACTAGTAGAAATATTCACAAAAAAAAACAAAAGTAAATAGATTTTTCTTTTGACATATATTTATATAAGAATAAAACAGAAAAAAACAAAAAAACATTATGGCTGATTTGCTGATGAAAATGCCGATTCCTTACGAACCGAAAAGGCAGAATAGATTTATATTAAGATTTGATTCCTCTTTAGGAATTAATGAATGGTTTGTTGAATCTACAAGTAGACCACACATCACAATCGGTGCTACGGAGATTCAGTTCTTAAACACTTCAACATTCGTTGCAGGTAGATTTAACTGGCAGACAATTAACGTTACTTTCCGTGACCCAATTGGACCGTCAGCTGCACAAGCTCTTATGGAGTGGGTTCGTCTACACGCTGAGTCTGTTACAGGACGTATGGGTTACGCTGCGGGTTATAAGAAAAACATTGATTTGGAAATGTTAGACCCAACAGGAGTTGTTGTAGAGAAATGGTTGTTACAAGATACTTTCTTAACTGACGTTAACTTCAACGCTTTAGGTTACTCTACAGATGGTTTAGCGACTATCACGGCAACTTTAAGACCTGACAGATGTATTTTAGTGTACTAATTTAAAATTAATATTAATAAGAGCCCCACATTTGTGGGGTTTTTTGTTTACTAAAACTTTTTTCTTGATTATTATAAGTAATAAAAACAATTTTATATGGATTCAAAAGAAGCGGGACAAATAGGTTTTAACTTACCTCACGATATTGTGACTTTACCTAGTGGTGGTAAATTTTACAAAAACAAAAAGAAAAGTGTTAAAGTTGGATTTTTAACGGCATCAGATGAAAATCATTTGATGAATATTAAAAAGGCTGACTCACAATCAATTATTAATGCGTTAGTTAGAAATAAACTATATGAGCCAGATTTGAAACCTGAAATGATGTTGGATGGTGATATTGAAGCAATATTAGTATTTTTAAGAAATACTTCATTTGGTTCTGAATATAATTTACCGGCCATTGACCCCGAAACAGGTGAACCATTTGTTGGTAAGGTTGACTTATCAGAACTGAATATTAAACAATCTTCAGTTGAACCTGATGAAGAGGGACTTTTTATTGTTACATTACCAAAAAGTAATGTTACTGCTAAAATAAAGTTACTAACATTTGGTGAGGATTTAGACATCGTTAAACAACTTGAAAATTATCCACAAGGGTTGGTACCACCAAAGGCTACTCAAACACTATTACATCAAATAGTTGAATTAAACGGAACGAGAGATAAAGGTGAAATTGCCAAAGCAATTGAAAAAATGCCTATTATGGACTCAAAATACATCCGTAATTTCTTAATTGAAAATGAACCAAGATATGACTTAAAGAGAGAATTAATCGCCCCGTCCGGAAGAAAGGTAACGTTGAACGTGACCTTTGGGGTGGAGTTTTTTCGGCCTTTCTTCTGATTTTTACAGCCATCAAATGGATGAGTTTTTTATCTTATCCTCAAAGATGAATATTTCTTATTATGACTTTTTAATCTTACCAATTTTCCAAAGAAGATATTTGGTAAATAAAATAATAGAGATTCATACGCCTAAAACTGAGTAAAAAACTAAACTCTAATTATTTATTGATATGGCGGGATTTTTAGAAAATTTAGGTGAAGGTCTTAATGATGTATTACAAGGATTCACATCTGCGTTAGGAGGTTCATTAGCAAAAGTATTAGATAGTGGAACTATCGCTAAAGCGATAGAAGAAGTTGACATAGGGATGACTAAAGTTATCAACACTATGGGTGGGGGTAGAGAGTTGTCTTATTTAATTAAAAACAATATTGCCGGAGCTTATACTGATGTAAAATTATTAGGTGGCTCTTTAGACGACATTGTAACAATCCAACAAGATTTAGTAAACAATACAAATAAACAAGTTATTTTACAAAAAGAGTATTATGATGATTTATTTGCAACAACCCAAGTTACGGGAGAACTTGCCGGTACTTTAATTAATGCATTTGATAATGCTGGCAAATCTGTTTATGATATTAAAGACACTATGGAAGGTGTTGTTAATCAGTCTAGAGCTATGGGATTGGATGCTCAAGAAGTGTCAAGTCGTATGGTTTCAAACCTTGATAAAATGAATATGTACGGGTTTGAAAGAGGAATTCAAGGTTTATCTAAAATGGCGGCAACATCAGCGATGTTTAAAATGGATATGTCAAGTACATTTAATTTGGCAGATAAATTAATGGGTCCTGAACAGGCTGTTGAGTTCTCCGCGAGATTACAAGCGTTAGGTATTCAAAGTGAACTTGTTGACCCATTCAGAGCAATGGACTTAGCAACTAACAATGTTGAAGAATTACAAAACCAAATTGTTAAGCTAGGACAAGGAATGACGTTTGTCAATCAAGAAACCGGACAAGTTGAAATCTTCAAAGAAAAACGTGGTGTTATTAAAGAACTTGCCGCGGCTGCGGGTATGGGAGCTGCAGAATTTGCTAAATTGATAATTCAATCAGAAACTGCAAAATTAAAAATGGCTCAAATTAAAATGCCTGATTTTAATGTTACTGAAGAACAAAAAACAATGATTGCCAATTTATCAGCGATGAAAGAAGGTGCTCAAGGTAAAGGTTACTATATCCAATTTGAAGATAAACAAGGTAAGACTCAAGAAAAATTAGTGTCCACAATTGATGAAAAAGATTTACAAGCAATTTCTGACCAATACGCTAATCCAAAAAGTATGGAGGATTTACAAAAAGAACAAAGAGATTTCTTGTCAAGAATGGCTGACAGTTTGGAGGCCATTGAAAATTCGGGTGGTATGTCTATTGC